TGTCATTTTTCTCCGTCTCCTGACGCGGCGAAGACGGTCTTTAATTTCGTCTCAAAGGCGCCATCGGAAATCGTATTAGTCACGCCGGTAATAATATGATAGCCGCCAAGACCCATTATATTAAAGATAGACCCTTTCTTATAGGGTCGGCCGCCATCGCCGATGGCGTAGGATGGATTAATATATATAAGGCGGCCGGGATAAAACATCGTATTCCCATAAAGAGAAAGGTCTACGTTGAAAACATTTCTTAAAATGGCATATGGGGTTGACCCTTCTGCGATTCTGCGCTGCCTTTCAAATTCGAGGTCTGTTTTTTCAAAGTTGGCGGATTTTACAATCGAATCATTGGATCCAAAAACCAAATGGTAAATCCCGTTTTTGTCCTGATCTATCTTTTTGGATCTAGAATAGTCTGTGGGATCTGCCAATACCATTTCCTCGCCGTCTTTGGGGGAAGTATATATGGTAAGATAACTGTTAGAAGTTCCACCCTTAAAGTTTGCTTTTATTAGAGCCGAATCGGCAAGGCCGGCGATGCTATTATTCGACGTGATCATGGTTGTCTTAAATTCTCTTCTCGAAGAGGAGAAATTCTCTATTTGGGGCTCTATTTTCCCTTCCACTACCTGGGTCAGCAACTCCGAAACAAATAAATGAAGATTCTTTGATTGCAGATGGGGTTGAATGATTTTATCATAAAAATGCACCGCGAAGAGATTCAGATCGACGGGGATCATGGCAATATTTATTTCCCGGTCGCCTATTGTTATATTGGTGGTGGCTATATTTTGAGAGGTGAGAAAATTGGGATCCGGGTGACCAATCGCCTTTAGTTTGAGTTTGTCGGTGGCGTTTTTAAGAACAACTTCTAGAATATCTCCCAAATAGGCATAATAGATGCGCTGCATGGGGTCATCAGAAGTCTTTTTTCTGCCCCCTTTTTTCCAGCTATCGACCACGGGGTCCAAGAGTTCCTGTTCCTCTTGGGGTGCGTTTTTGACGGTTTGAGCGGCAATCTCCTCGTCTACTCCCGAAAAGTCAAGAATGGTGGCTAATGGCACCTTGAGCATGAAGATCTTGTCTTCCTCTTGCAGCGTCTTTAAAATAGATGAGTATGCTTCGTCGTCGGCATCGTCGTATAGGCCCTCCAGTTTTTTGCTGATCTCCTTAATATTCTTCAGATTGGCGTCCCCACTTTTCTTATTTTTTTTCTTATTTTTTTTCTTACTATTGGCCTTTTGTTTATCCAGTGCCTCCTCTTTTTCATCCGATGCTGCTTTAATTTCTTCGCACAATTTGACTTCGGGCAATAAAATATTTACCTTGTTATTCTTGATGGCCGATTCATAAGCCGAATGATATTCTATCTGCAGCGTGAAGGAATTCTGATTTTGTTCATCAAAAGAAAGAGAGTATTCCTTCATTGTTAAGAGCAGCGAAGATCGGTTAGCTCGAACTGCGGCTAATTCACTTTCGGTGAATAAAGAACTGGCACTTTGCGGTACCGACCATCCCACAACGGCTTTGATATAGTTTACCCCATTCTCTCGAAGTTTTTCGTCCTGCTCTAATATGAGATCCACATAGGTAAATTCTCCGCTCGGGCCCTTGCGCTCTGCTACGAATTGTCCAAAATCTTGAAAATATAATACCAAATTGGCGCCCACATCGACAAATTTTGTTACCTCGTCTTGTCCCGACAAAATCCATTCAAAAGATTTTATTCCAAACCCATCTCTATTGGTAAAGTATTTTCGTGAAGTCGCGGAGGGGCTTTGTAGAAAATTGCGGCCTGTGTGGGCCCTCTCCAGACTAGTAGTGGGGAATAGAATTTCCGTTTCCACCGGGGCTGAACCCATAGAGGAGACTTTATATAATTTAATATAGGGAACAAGAACCGAAAGTTTTTCAGTAGAGAGGGTCAAGAGTTGATACCCAGATTCAGTATTATAAAAAGGGCCCAGAGGATTGGAAGCGGATTTAGGGCTGTGAGATACCAAGATGCGACTATGCTGGGCGGCTTGTATCTTACCCTGTTCTTCTAAGTGCTCAATATTCTGCAAAAGATAATTCTGGTGGATGAACCGGGCTGCTTTTGCCAACTCCGTGTTAACAAAGTCTTCTAAGTCTGCCTCGGCATCCTCTGGATTTGTTTTGCCTGCTTTGATTTTATCAAGCTTATCTTTGGCTGCTTTTTTGGCCATGTCTTCCAACGCCGCCTGTGTCTCTTCCGGGTATTGGTCGCTGAACTCGTCAAGGGCGGTGTTCGTTAGGTCCCCAAGTAATGCTTCGTCATTAATGAGTTCATAATTGGCCAGATCTTGAGGGTCTCCCGCTGTGAGTATTTGGTGGACCACTTCAGGAGCAAGTTGGGGATAGAGTTTTTTATATTGAGCATTTCGGACGTCCTTGTCTGAAATGGCGAAGGCTCCTTTCGCGTGATCTGCTTTTTGGAGGGCCACGGCTTCCGGGGGTGTCTGTAGAGCGTCCGCCGCTGCGGCGGATGCCTCTGGGGCCTTTGATTTCAGTTCGTCGAATCCATCGATAGCCTTAAGGTTTTTGAATTTATCTTCTTCACTTGACCAGAAGCGCATGAGTTTTACTCCAATTTTGATTTATACCCGATAGTATTCTAATATGAGTTCTAGAGACAAAGGTATATAGTAAATATCACCATTTTTAAAATGTGCCTCTGTTGGTTTCTGATTAAATTGTGCTATAACCCACCAATATCGTGAATCTCCATAAAACTCGTGAGATACTTTATAAAGCCTGTCGCCCATTTTCCACCTACGAGTTTCATAGGTGACATTTTTCATTTGATCTAAATCTGGAAAATATATGGTGGGAGTCTCATATTGAATTATTTGCTTTACGCCTCGCTCTGCGAAGAGTTCGTCGTATAGCTCGTCATCATTGACGATTTTTTTGGTGGTAGAATATCTAGAAAGTGGCATTTTTTATTAGTCCTTTTTTGGAGTTGACATCCGACGCCAATCGAAATCGAGAACCTTCCCCGTGTTCGCACCTGCTTGAGGCGATGGTGTTGTGGTAGAAGGATCCGTGGGTGACGCACTTGAGGCCGGTTTATAGACGGTTTCGATATTTATAATGGGGCCCGAGAAAGATACTAGGATTTTTTGAGGTATAACCGAGTTCGCGCCCATGTCGATGCCTGCGCCGAATCCAGGAGAGTTGCTTTCCATCATCTGCTGAATTAATCTGCCGCGCTCGCCGTAGTCCAGTGTCACTGAAGACGCAGCGAGAATAAATCCGGATGTTCCGTAAAAGGGGTTTTCGCCGGTGCCGAGGTCAACTTTAAGTAGGGGGGATTGATTGATGATCCCGTTGTCATAGGTTGGTCTCAACATCTTGTTTAAGTTTTTCACTAGCCAGTCCATCGACTGGATGAATTTTTTCGTGCCCGGCTCATTCTGGGCAGGCTTGAAAGGAGCTGAAAAACTTACTGTCTGGCCTGTGGATTTATAACTTTGTATTGGATCTTGCCTTCCATAGATGGGAACAGAATCCCACGAAATGTCATAGGTAAGTGTGAAGTTGTCGATGCTCGTGAAAGACACCACTGTGGACTCGTCTGGATAACTACTGATTCTCAACATTTTCTATTTCTCCCAAGTTGAGACAAAAGGTGTTTTTTCCCTCTGTCCGGGAAGGACCATATATTTATTAGGGCGTCTTTATCTGGTGGTGATGTCATGTTTTATTTTCCTGAGTTATCCTATATTTGTATATTGGGGCTTGCCCTTGACGGTCTCGTTTATCGTCTTTTGGGTGTGGGTCAAGAACTTCGAACTGGTGCCGACGACGACTTCGACTTGTTGAGGGCCATTTTTATCTAGCGATGCAGTCAATTTATTAACACTGGCTGCCAACTCCCCGTTGGACATCGCGGTGGAATCGGCCTTTGATTGGGTAGAATTGTAGATGGCCGCGCCTGCATCGAGACTCGCCTTACCGCCAGGGACCAGGGCGGCGGCAGCGGTTATTTTGGCGGCTTCCCACATACCACTCTGCGCGGCCCCAGCGGTGCTTTGAGCCGTTTCCTTGACCCAATCCCACGAGTTCTTGGTGGTGTCTGCGGCTTTTTCAGATGCATCTGCGAGCAGGCCCATCTGCTCTGCGGCGAACCTGATGAGTTCTCCGAGAGCCTGGAACACGGGCAACAGTGAAGAAAAGGGGCCGGCCAAAGCGGTGACAAATGTTCTGACACCCCTAAATAACATAAATGATTTCCTGAAATTGTCACACATCTTCCAGTACCATGACACAAAACTCGTTATGCCCTCAATCACCCAGGGGAAAGCTTCGTAAGCTAAGTCCCCAAGATACTTGACAAACATAATTATGCCCCCGATGGCTGCAACTATCGCGATTGGGAGGGCCAAGACCGAAAGGACCACAACTCCTATGGCGATGGCGATGGCGTATAAAACATATTCCAGGACCCCTAAATAATCCAAAAGTGCGATGATGCCTATAACAATGAGAGCAGGGAATGCGGCTACCAAAATGAACGCTGCAGTCAGGAGGCCGATGACTCCGACAATCGCATAAATACCCCAGCGCAAGGCCTGATAATTATCCCACAGGTATCTTACTCCCTCTGCCAAGTGGACTATAGCGGTGAACACTGCAAGCCACATCCTCAGTTGGAATCTGACGAGAGTGGCTATCACTTTTAGTACATTACCCCAAACATCGAAAGATTGAGTAGCAGACGAAGACGCACTTGTTACTGCGCCAAAGCGTGTTGCAAGCTCAGAAAATTGAGCCAACAAGTCGCCAAAGTTATTTCCCACCCATTCCATTATTTCTTCCCAGTGGGTGAAGACCTGTGCGATTACCCATATGGCTCTGATCAGTGGGCTTGCGAGCATTATTGCGATCTTAAGGTAACCCATGAGTTGGCCCCAAGGCCCCATTGAGCCCGATAGCTGAGTAGTAAGTTCATTCCAAGTACCTAAGAAGCTATATAAGGCGCCTGCGGCGGCGATAAGAGCAGTAATAATTACCCCTACCCCCACGACTATGGCGCCTACGCCTGTCGCTGACATGGAAGCCATGATGACGATGGCGGCGGCGGCGACTGCGGCTGCGATGCCTGCGATGCCTACTTTGAGGACGGGAAACGTAGCAATTAAAGTTCCGATGCCACCCACAACGCTCTTTATGCCTTTTATCATGGGTCCGAAATTGGCGATTATCTGCTTCAGAGTAGAAGAGATTACCTCGCCGACTTCATTAAACTGGGCCGTTTGTTCGGCCAACGCCTCCAATTCTGCTGCTGATTTTTGAGTTGCGGGGGCTAAAAGGTCAAACCGGTTATTCATGACAAGGGCCAACTGCGAAACATCTTCGAGACCCATTGCTGCAGCGAGTGCCTTTCTTTCATAGTAGGCCATTGAATCAAAAGACTTTCCAGCGTCTCGTGTGGCTTGGGATAAGATCTTCATCCTGTCGGTGGGATCTGTGGTTTTGATCATCTTGGTGACGCTCATATATGGGCCGCCGAGGATGGCGTTTAATTTTCCAACGGATTCCGCAGCAGAGTCGAAGCGATCAAACTTTTCCGTAATCGATAAAATGTCGCTCATCGACATTCCAGCCCTTTGAGCGTTTACTTGCAATTTCTTAAAGACTTCTGGGGCGTTTTTGCCAAAGGCTGCCAATTTTGGCATGGCCTCGCTGAAGGCGGCAGACATACTGTTGGGAGACATTCCTATCTGCTGGGCCAAGTAAAACATTTCATTTTGAACTCTGTTGGCGGCGTCTGCACTCATGCCCATACCGGCTATTAATACGTTGAGATTACTAGCTGTAGTTTCATAGCTCACACCCAATTCTCCAAGAATTGCCGTATTCTCGGCAAGGGCGCGTTGGTTTTCGTCGGCCATATGGTTGAACGCTCCGAAATTTTGGCTTAAGGCCTCGAAGGTTCCTCCGAGGTCCTCCATGGAGATCTGGTTGGATCTATGTTGGGCTTCCAAGGAGAGCATCATGTCGCCATATTTTCCGGCGGCGCCTGTAGATTTATTGAACGAAGTCAGGGCTTTATCGGTTTCCAGCGCCATGGCGACTGTTGCACCGACCATCATCGTTATTGCTTCGATAAGGTAAGAAAATGCTGTGGCCAGAAGGTTGGCCTTAGTGAACATGCCGGTGAAGGCTTTGGAGGCTGTTCCCATTGAACTTGACGCGTCTCCGGCTCCTGTTGCGACTTTAGCCAAGTCCTCAATTAGGCCGAACATACTCCCTTCCGATTTAACAATACCAAACATGCCGGCTGCCTTTTCTCCAAAAGCTTGAGCGGCTTTTTCCGCAGTGATGGCTTCCTTGGCGGCGTCACTAGCGGCCGCAGATGCGTCTTTGGCTTCTTGAGTGGCGCCTGTCATGGAGATCGAAAGATCGCTGAAGGTCTCTACAAGGGCGCGAAGGGCCTCGTTGAGTTCTTTTATCTGGTCGGAATTTATGTTATCCATACATCAAGTTTTCCTTCTGCCTTTATTTAAAGGGCCACTTTAAGCCCGTGGCTTTCTCAAAACCGCTAACTGCTTTCGTAAGAGAACTCTTACTCTTGTAAGTCTTCTCATTGTCTAGTCCGTGTTGTTTGACGGACTCTAAATATTTTCGCTCGCTGCCAAGTGCCTTCGCAAGAGCTTTAAGATCTTTTGGCTTCCCCTTCACAGAGGCTGATGGCCCAAAGATTGGCACTCCAAACATGGATTTTAAAATAATCTCAATGGACGTGCCGAACATTCTCAAAAAACCTTCATTAAGTTTTTCTTCTTCGCGCTTTAATTCTTCTAGGTCTAATACTATTTCTGTTTCGTTATTCATCATATGTGTGTCCTTGTTATGGGGTTCCACCAGCTCCTGTCGTCGGATCCGGTGGGACTTCACCGTTCGCGGCTCCGGTGCCGGAGCCGGCTGCTGAGGGGGCGCCTGTACCAAGTCCTTGGATTACATTGTAGGAAAAAGTCATTGTAGCCTCTACTATATCTGGATCAGCGTAGTCTAGGTCGCCCAGATCATAAGATATAGGGAGCACATTCGTATACTTAATCCGAATAGGATTCTCGTTGTTTAATAGTGTTACAATAATGGAGGATTCTTTTACAAACTCATTATTAAACTTTGCACCTAATTTTGATTTCTTTTGTAGAAACGGCAACGGTGCTTGGCCATTGGCGTTGAATTGGAGATAATAGGCATAAAATATAGAGGGGATCAGACTCGGTATATTTTTTACCACATGAAATTTCACCACAAGATCCTCGAAATCACCTGGTTCGGACTCGATATTTGAATTTGCAGCAAAATTGCCTGCATAATTTTCGATACTAGTTGAGAATTTAGGCAAGTCTACAGATTTTATAAAATGCGGAGGAATTACTGCTCTGCTTATCTTTGATTTTTCAATTGTCGCCTGCGATTGGACTGCTGCCTCCGATTGGTCAAAATCGTGGATATGCTTTAATATGAGCTGTACCTTAAAGTTGTGCTTTTGGTACGGTAATAAAGTATTATCTGTCCAGAACTTTGCCATTAGATTCCCTTCTTCTCTCTAATTAGTCGAAAAAAACAAAAATCCAAGAAATAGAATTATCTCTCGGATTACTTGTTAGCCTTCTTAGCTTGCTCCGCTTCTCTCTTGATCTCCGCAACTAGCCTTTCCAGGAACCAGCGCCGGATGACGATGGGCAGGTTATACGCTTCTATGAAACTCCAGCCGCCGTGATATTTCAAGAGGAAGAATTCCTCATAAACGTTCTTTATGTATTCAGGACTGAGGCCAAAAAAATTCAACGGTGAACGGTACCTCCACGACCGTTCCGTATCCACAACTCTCACATTCAAATTCATGTGCCATGGAAATATTTGGGGTGTTATTCTTGTAGACTTCCCGGAGATGTTTAATGTCCCTCGCTGGGACCTTTGTTATGAATTGCGTCAAGGTATCGTTAGTATTATCACCGTTGACTGAAACAATCATGGTCTTTAGGATATCTTGCATGGAGGTTTCGAGTAACCTCTTTTTCCTTTTGGATTCCTGTAATCGACTTAAATACATTTCGTCTTTACCGGTTAATAATCTAGCCTCGACTTCCAGACCGCTATAGGGAAGCGTCACCAGCATGTTCCCTTCAGCGTTCCATTGCACCTCGTTGTTGTCTCCTGCTTCGATGATGGTAGAGGTCGTCAAATCATATCCCACCTCATTGATATTGGTGCATGCAGGACATGTAACCTTTGCGTTATATTCTTCACCGTATCCGGAAATTCGGGTGGCGATCAAAAGCGCATTCCTATCTCCCGTCAACATTTTAGAGGGATCAATCTTCTTATCAGTGATTACACTCTTAAGAAGCCTCTCAAGTGCAACACCCTGTTTTATGAGTGTCTTAGAAGATAAGATATCCTCCTCTTTGGCGGTCATAAAGCGGATTTCCACTGTATCGACACCATGAAGGGGATGCCCTTCGGGGTAATGTCTTCCACGGGATGGAAGCTCTACGAACTCGGTGGGAGTCGCAAATTCGAGACCTCCGCCCAGTTCCAACGCTGCAACCGGATCTGCTGCAGGGGGTTTGGTAGATTCTTGGTCTTTACCAAGTCTACTCTTACTGTTTCTAGCCAATTTTCACCTCGTTTGTTATTTATTGGTTATAAAGTTAAATTATTTATTGTTTTGATTGTTTTGATTGTTTTTGATTGTAGAAAAAGGCTCTCTTAGGGTCGTCCTCTCGTGGAGAAATTTCACACTCTGCCCAGTCATAGCGGAATGTCATTGAAATTTCAGATAAGTCTTCTGATCCATAGTCAAGATCGCCAAATCCTAATTTGATAATGATGGCGTTTTTAAGGGTCCATTTTTCTTGCTCAACCCCCTCTGCATTAATCTGTGTGATGATTACATTAAAGGCTTTTATTTTACTCAATGTTGTGGGCTTATCTGCAATTGCAGAGTTTGGTCCGAGATAACCCATGGTTTCGAGCATCTCTAGAGTCTCGGATGCAGCATCGGGAGAGATGGGGTCTACGAGTACTAAGTTAACTTCATTCCACTCAACAGTACCAGGGAAATAAAACTTATGAGACATATAATTTGCCTCTCCAGTATTGACTGTAATTTCTGGTTTATCGACCGTCTTGGCAAACCAAATCGGACTACTAAGTGCAGTACCATCGGCGGCTCCACCGGCTAACATTACAGTAAACCTGTATTTTCTCTTTGGATCTGTATGATGAGTTGTCCAAAATGCATTTGACATATTTTGTTTCTCCTTAAATGGCCTAGTCGCCTAAAATAATATAGTCTGATATCTTAAAAATCTGAAGATTATTTTACTAGTCTTCAAATGAAGCGCCTTGATTCGTGATAAAGAAATCAAGTGCGATGTACTCAATGGCCTTGGCCGGCTTGAGGAAAATCTTTGCATACATGATATTCTGGTCTACAACATCTGGTGTAGTTGTTGTGTCGTCCAAAATCAATTTGTAGTCACTTAGTCCGAGTCGGTTCTTGACGCTTGACAGGAATGGCTCTACGAGAGCAATAAATCTGTTCCACGTTGATTGAACGTTCTGATCGAATAGGACCTGATTTGCATATATGCTAATCTGCTTCTTAACAAAAATCATCATACGGCGTACATTGATTCTATCCAAGGCTGATGGCGTAATCTGTAGGGTCTTTTGACCAAAGACTACGATACCTTCGTTGGGGAAAGAAGCGAGTGGGTTAATGTTTGATTCGTATAGGCTATCTCTGTCTCGTGAACTCAGTTTCTGACTGACGTTCAAGACTGGTAATCCGCCGGCGCCTTGTGAGAGGCCGCCGCGATTGAAGCCGGCTGGTGCGAACCATAATTCTGTTTGGGTATCTGTAGATGCCATTGTTCCTAGCGCAACTACCGAAGGTGGCACCCATAGGCGTGAGTTCGAGGTCGCTGTATCTTGGATTTGAACCCAAGGATAATAAGTACAGCCGTAAGAACTGTCCAACTGGCGTGCGTCCAGTGCTGTTGTTGCGGCACTGACTGAGCCACGGCCTGCGTCTGTTGCATAATCGCTGCCTTCCGTGAAAGGAAGATAGACGTTTGGCAAGTCGATGATTGCCAGAGAGTCGCCACGAGTCTCACAAGTTTCTACAAGGTTACGAGTGATAGTATCGTTGGTGATGCCTGGAATGACTGCTAAATTCATATCTACAACTTCCGGATCATTGATGATCTCGATTGCTGTTCTGATGGTATTGTAGGCGTAATTAGTTGCTCTACTTGCTTCGTCCATTCCACTATTTCTGAATGGCTCAGTTTCTGTAATCTTGAGGCCGTCAAATCCACCGTACATTGGTGCAGTGAAGCGGTCCCAGCCATTGTCGATAACTGTTCTCCATCCTTCCGAGCCCGTAGCGCTTACTGAATAGTCAAGGGCTCTGGAGCCTCCTGCATAGTAGGCATATGATTTGCCATATGGCTGAACTACATTATCTAGACTGAATCTCCACTGTGGGGTTGTCAAAGTTGGACCAACATCGCCGGCGAGTGGGTACACAAAGTCTGCATAATCTGGGCTAAATTGACGGTTAGAATAACCGGTAGTATTTTCCAAGAAAGCATCCGTATTAAGTCCGAAATAGGCATCATCTTGGTTGTAAAGTTCACCTGCAGATGATGAATTTCTCAATACTAATTCTGGGAAGTTCAAGGATGCGGTGTAATCAGCGACTCCACCCGTGGCGAACTGGTAAGAGACGGGCTTTAGATTTGCCGGTGCGGTGCTAGGCGCCACAATGTTTGCCAAACTAACTGATGAAGAGAGTATGACGTTTTTGAATTTAAGCGGGCCCTCAACTCCGAATGGTAGCATATCCGGGGATAACGTTCCGTTCTGGACGACATCGGTCACTTCTATTCGAACATATTTTGAAATATTGTCGTATTCACCCTTTTCAACCAAAACTTTAGTGTCCTGGTCCCAAGTGGAGTGTTTATCACCGATCCTCTTTCCAATATAGTTTTCCGACACTGGATTGAGATTCACTCCCGAGAACTGCTCTACGATCTGTTTATTCTTATCAGTATCGTCGGCTCTTCGCAGAACCAATGTAAATGTTGCATAATTGTTTCTTCCAGAGGTACTGACTGAGTAGGATAAACCCTGAATTGAGATTTTAAGACTATCTTGTACCCATTTTCCTGGCTCTAGGGCATGGACGCGGAAGAGCTTCTGCATGTTAGCAGCGTCATAGGATGCAGGATCCGAAGACAAATCTTGAGAAAAGAACCAGCCAGATGCTCCGGAGGAGTAATCTACACTGTAATCTGCTTTTGCTGTCAAATTAAACGGAACAATCATACCGTAAGAATCGTTTGAAATTGCGCCTTCATTAATCTTCTTCTGAATAAAAGATTCGTAAGACTCTCCGAGCCAATAATACTGTTCTCCGTTGGTCAGATTGGTGGTAGGAGTAACTCCGCCGCGAACTGTTTGAGGGTTAGTATTGAATGCTTTACGAATGAAGCTTCGCGATGACGGGTCAAAGTTAAACTCACTCTTATAGGCTTCCGCGCCGGCGTCGTCCCAAATAATGGCTTTGAATGCAGGGCCTGCGAAGGAGTCAGAATCGGAAGAGGTTCCGAATAGACCACAAACGCCCCCGGTGGTTGCTGTCTGAAGTGCCAGCGAACCCGTAAGGCCTACGGCGCCGCCAGAATGAACATACCAGACTGCAGCAAGATAGCCTTCTTGCTTGCCTGATCCAGATGGGCAAATGAATAGACCAAATGCTCCACCGTTGGATGCGTAACCAGCAGCAGGTGCAACTGTGGTCCAACCTGCATCACCATCTCCGGTGTTGTCTACTGACGATAAGCCAGCAAGACGAATTACGCTGACGCCATCGGTGCTATTTTGTAAATATGCTTGGGCCGCATAAGAGGCATAAGTGGGAGCTTGGTA